GGTTCTTCAGACCTTCGTTGAAACTGGCATTCAAGTTGGCGATGTTGTCACCATTGCTGGCGCTGGCCACGACATAAACGGCACACACACCGTTCTATCTACGCAAGACAACGAATACATCGGACAGTCAGACGAAGGCGACTTTGAGTTTGACAACGAGGTCATTCGACTGTTTCAGTTTCTCTTCCGAGACGCTGGCGACGATCTAGAGCGTTCTGTTGCTACAGGAACTGTCACTTTCACACCGTCTGTATCGTGGATACAGGCTTCCGATGTGACAAGTTGGTTAGGTATTGACGTGGCTACTGCTAACGACACGGCCTTCATAACGGTCTGCGTCAATGCCACCAACAACTGGTGTTTCAGAAAGCGTCGTGAGGCTGGCTATACAGACTCGATGACAACAGTGCCAGGTGCCGATGTGAAACTTGGGGCGATCATGTATGCAGCAACTCTCTACCGTGAGCGTGGCTCTGCAGATTCGTTTGCCTCATTCGACGCAATGTCTTCAATACCTATCCCTTCAACCATGGGACGAATCATGTCTCTCATTGGTTGTGGCCGTCCACAGGTGGCGTAATGGCTGCATCTGGAATCCTTGTTGACGCAGTGAACGCAATCAAAACAGCGCTCACAGCGTTGGGTTTGAAACCAGTCACAGACCCACGCAACGCACGCCCAATGTCTGTCTTTATTGAACTCCCAGTAATGACGTCATTCACTTACAACGTGGGCGACTTTCGCATCCCAGTTCGCATACTTGCAGCTCCCCCCGGCAACCAAGATTCAGGTGACTACCTGATGACCACGGTTGACACAATTATGAACTCTTCCATTGCCGTAGTTGACGCCCGACCGGGCAACGCTTCATACGGTGGGCAAGACATACCAACATACGATTTGACTGTGGCTATCGCAGTCAGACGAAACTAGAAAGGTCAGAAATGGCATCAACAACATTCCTCAGCAACGCAACTGTGAACATCACACAGGGTGCTACTACATACACAAAGATTGGCGACAACGCCAACCAAGTGACATTGACCATCGGTCAGGACTCGCTTGAATCAACAGCATTCGGTGACACTGGTCATCGTTTCGTTGGTGGCCTTCAGAGCGTTGAAGTTACTATTGAGTTCTTCCTTGCTTACGGTGGCTCAGGCGCAACAGCAGAAGTTGAAACAGCACTTGCAGACATGGTCGGCAAAGGCAGCACAACACTCATCATCAGCCCATCTGGAACGACTGAGTCAGCGTCTAACCCTGAGTACACCATTACAAACGCAATGTTGGAAAACTTTACGCCTATCAACTCAACCGTGGGCGAACTCGCAACCGTGACGGCTACCTTTACTGGTGGCACATGGGTTCGAGACATTACCTGATCTAAGGAAAGAGGGAAACAATGAAAATCCAACTACGCATCACGCCGAACGAAGGCGAACCATACGAACTAGAAACAAATTTGTTTGTAGTGGTCGCTTGGGAACGCAAGTTCAAACAGAAGGCATCTTCACTGGCCAATGGCATCGGCATTGAAGACCTTGCGTTTATGGCATACGAATGTTGCAAACAACACAACGTTCCAGTGCCCATAACATTTGACGAATACATCAAATCCGTGAACGCCGTGGAGGTAGTTGGTCAAGAAGACCCAAAAGCCACGGAAGCAACAGTTACAGAAGAGCCTTAGCAGAAGTACTTGTTGCCACCGGGTATTACCCCCCACAAATACCATTTGAGACGGATGACCTAAACACGGTCATTGAGATTTTGAATAAACAACAGAAAGCAGCGAAACGGAAATGACAGCATCAGCCTCCATAGAAATGACAGGTCTGAAAGAAGCCATCCGTTCACTGAACAAAGTTGAACCTGGTCTTCGTAAAGAGTTCACCAAGAACGCCAACGAAATCGCCCAACCAGCCATCCGTGAAGTTCAGCAGGGCTACGCAAAAATTCCTTTGTCGGGTATGGCTCGAAACTGGACAGACAAATCAGGACGCAAAATCTTTCCGTTCTCCGTGGCTAAGGCACAGTCTGGAGTCAAGTTGAAAGTGGATGCTGCAAGGGAAGCCGTGAGCCTGATCTACATCACACAGACCTACGTCGGCGCTGCCGTCTTCGAGGCTGCAGGGCGTAGCAACCCCAACACACTGGGAGACTCTCTAGGGCCACTCAAACCCAACCAGACGAGAGTTCTTGGGCCTTCTGTATTTAGGAAGCGTGGCGAAATTGAAAAGGCTTTACAACGCCTCTCAATGGATGCCATTCAGCGTGTCCAGAAAGAACTGAACTAATGGCTCTGGCTATACCAATCATAAGCACCTTTGACGGAGGTGGAGTTTCCAAGGCAATCAACGAATTCAAAAACCTTGAAGGCGCTGGCAAGAAAGCCCAGTTTGCTATCAAAAAAGCAGCCGTTCCTGCAGCTGCAGCATTGGCTGGTTTAGCCGTTGTCCTGGGCGACGCAGTATCGGGCGCTATTGAAGACGCTGCAGCCCAAGACCTGCTTGCTAACAGCCTAAGAAAGACCACTGGCGCAAACGACGCACAGATTGCCAGCGTCGAAGACTGGATAACGGCACAAGGTCAATTGCTCGGAATTTCGGACGACAAATTGAGGCCGACGTTGAATCGGCTCGCTAGGGCAACTGGTTCAGTTACTACGGCGCAAGAGTTGGCGACTCAAGCCATGGACATTGCAGCAGCCACCGGCAAACCACTGGAAACCGTCGTAGGCGCATTAGAGAAAGCCTATGGTGGCAACCTTGCAGCCCTAGGCAAACTTGCTCCTGAATACCGTCAGATGATCAAGGACGGCTCAACCTTTGAAGACGTCATGTATGCACTTGCCCAAACCACTGGAGGTGCAGCTGCAGACGCAGCCGAAACGACAGCAGGCAAGTTTGCTCGACTGAAACTTGGTTTTGACGAAACAAAAGAATCCATCGGTGCAGCACTTTTGCCAGCCGTTGAATCTGTCTTGCCTTACCTTCAGAAGTTTGCAACGTGGGCACAAAACAACCCACAGACATTCATGATTATCGCAGGGGCTCTAGCAGCAATAGCAGCGTCCATTGTCGCCATCAACATTGCCATGGCACTCAACCCAATTGGGCTAATCGTCATTGGCGTCATTGCTCTCATTGCTGGTCTTGCTATTGCCTACAAAAAGTTTGAAGGTTTCCGAAACATTGTTGACGGCGTATTTGGCGCTATTAAATGGTGGATTACAAACATTGTCATTCCACAGTTCAACCTCATGCTGACAGTGTTCAAAACAATCTTCAACGGCATCGCCTCAGTCTGGAACAACACCATTGGCAAGTTTTCTTTCACTGTGCCGTCGTGGGTGCCCGGTATCGGTGGCAAGGGTTTTGCTATGCCTGACATTCCGATGTTGGCTGCAGGTGGCATTGTTACTGGCCCGACGCTGGCGATGATCGGTGAGGCAGGCCCAGAGGCTGTTATCCCTCTTGACCGTATGGGGCAGATGGGTGGTGGTGGCACAACTGTCAACATCAACGTCAACGGTGGCGACCCTCAAAGCGTGGTAAATGCCTTGCGTACCTACATGAGGCAAAACGGCTCTGTACCTATCCGTGTGAGCAACATCTACTAGCCATGGCTTTACAGACCTACACGGTGTATTACTCGACAGACCCTGTCGGTGTCGGCTGGACTGCGCTCACTAACGTGCAAAACATTCAGTTCAGCATCGGTAGGCAAGCACAGTTAGATCAGGTGAAGTCGGGTGTTGGCACAATTGAGATGCGCTACCCAACAGGCTATGCGTCACCTATCACGGCGTTAGTTGCTGGCACATACATCAAAATAGAAAACAATACTGGTGTGGGTACGCCACGCATTATTTGGGTTGGTTTTGTTTCTGATGTTACGGCGCAATATGGCATTCCTTATGCCGGTGGTGTCGGTCAGGCCGATTATCTGACCATCACTGTTGAAGGTGGTTTTGCTCGTTTTGGCCGTATGCAAGGCAACAATTACGCAATGGCTGCCGACACGGTTGCTAACCAGTTGACAGCTGCAAACACACAAACAGGGTTGACGCTTTCTTGGACTGGCACAACTGGATCACCAGCGATGGCTGCAACCACGGTCAGTGGCACTTGGGGCGATTGGGTTGCCAGGGTGTGCCAGACCACCAACGCACGCATCAGGGAGTTTGGTAACGCCACAACCCTTGTAAGTCCGTTCAACTCGAATGTGAGCACCATCAACTTTTCTGATGTGGCTAACAACTCAACTAATCAGGTCTATAGCAAAATCAACTTTGACAGCCTTGCCGACAACTTCTATACACAGGTGACGGTGACTCCTGAATCGTTTGCTGCTGCGACGGTTACCAAGGCTGGCGCTGCAGTGCCGTATCGGGCGTACCAGACAAACACGTTGAATGCCAGCAACAGCCAAGCCACTGACTATGCCAACTACCTGCTGGGCAATTATGGAACTGCTCGTTTTGCTATTAGTTCTTTTACTTGTATTGCTGAGGCACAGGCCGATTTTCAGTTAGACGTAATTGGTGCTTCTAGTTCAATTATTTTGTCGGCTGGTACACAGGTTGGTGTGACTTTCCGTGGCACTACTTACCAGTGTCTCATTGAAGGTGTGAGTGTGACTGCTACCCCTGCCAGTGCTTTATACACTTATTACGTTTCGGGTGCAGACCTAAACGCCTACCTGTTACTGGATAACACGACTTTCGGCACGCTCGATAACAACAAGTTAGGATACTAAACATGGCTACACCACCAGACTTCACCACCGGACAGGTGCTTACGGCAGCGCAAATGAACGCCGTAGGGCTTTGGAAAATTACACCAACAGTGTCAGGTACTGGCATGTCAGTAGTCGGTAATGAAGTAGTTATGTCAGATGTGACAGATGGGCAAGTTAGGTTAGTTTTCAATTCTGATTTTCGTCATTACAGAATGATTTTTCAACACAACGCTTCAACCACCATGAGTGTGAACATGCAAATGTTGAGTGGCACTAGCACAATTGATAGCAGTTCGGTTTATCGGTACGCAGCACTTGGTTGGGTCAGTGACGGCACTGGCTATAACGACAATTCAACAGGCGCAACGGATTTGCCAATCGGTGGTGGTGGACAATCTGATGCAGGTTCAAGTTATAAAATCTTAGATTTCATGGGCCCAAATGTTGCTGCTCGTACATGGGTACAAGCCGATTGGGGCATTGAATGGACAGGAAACCTTGTATACATGCGTCGATACGCTTGCCTTGTAGACACAGCCACCCAATACACAGGCATTCGTGTTTTTACTACTGGTGGAAACATTGACGGCACAATCAGTGTGTACGGCTACAACTAATGAAACGCCTAGCCCTGATTAGCCTGCTTGCCATCACCCT